ATGACCCGGGGGGGTGTGTTCCCGGTTTTTGGGGTCAAAAGTCTCCAGCAAGATGGAGTGGTGCGTAAGCAGTTACGCAGCTGGCTTGCTAGTCTGCAGCTCTCTTATCCTGTCGGCCTCTTCGTGGCACACCTTGCAAAGCCATTGAACATTTAGCCACTGTCCATGCTCGTACGATGTGTGATGTGCGGCCACGTGCCTGTCGCTTCCGCACTGATCGCACCTGCCAGGGTTGACCAGGGTTGACCTAACAGCTCTGGCGCTCAGCTGCTTAAGTTCGTCTCGTTTCTTATACGTTCTGCCAGAGCGATCCCTGTGTCTCAGCGCTAATCTCTCTAGCTCTTCCTGTACTAACTCTGCTTGGTGACACCACTCGGCCTCAGCCAGTATCCTGGACGCAAGATTGTCTCCTAGGTCTACCTTGCGAGCTCCTTCATATCTATAAACCATGGATATGCTTTGTGGATCTGTGTTTAAAACGATCACTGTACTAATTTTCCGCAGTTTTCTAACAACCCTCAGCGTTGGCTCGTAGCCTCTTGCGCTTAGCACACACAGTGGATTCTCGGCGCAATACAGGTCAAGCCTGTGCCAGTCTTTTTCAAAATCACTAACATCTGCAAACGTGTAGCCTAGTGTATTTAAGTCACGTCTTAAGTCATCCATGTGGATGCCCTTGCTACACAGCAGAAGGATGAACTTAGTTCTGTCTGCGTTTGATGGCGCGGTCAATCACGGCTCCTGGAATCGGCACGTCTCGGTCTTTCTTGTACATGGCTACAATCATTGTGGACAGGGCCGATACAACCCGCTCTGCTTCGTCAAGCACCGACACATCGTCCTCTGTGACATCGTTGATTACATGCCCCATGTATGATGCAAGCTGAGATATGCGCGCAAGACGCTTTGGGTACAGGTCGTCAATGAACGGACGCATGTTCTCCTCGGTATACACGTGCTTCGCTGCCTCCATGATTGCCTTGAGCGTGTTAAGCTTGGATGTGGTTTGTGAAGCGAGCATGTTTATATTATATACGGGTAGTCCGTTTTTGCACCATGTGCGTAAATAATTACCTCCTGCCTGGCTCTGGTGACAGCAACATACGCCAGCCTGTGCTCCTCGTCTGGGATGCGGAATCCTGCATTGTCAGGTCGGACATTCCTGCTATCAACACAGACCAGGTCGGCTTCTCTCCCTTTGGATGCGTGAATTGTTGTGATGACAACCGGCTCGCGACCAAACTTGAAACGACGACGGTAGAAGTTGAGCGAGTTACTATCGATTAGTGATAGTACGCCATGGCCGCGGGCCCGTACATTGGCTATGAACTTGCCAGAAACTACCGAGTTTTGATAGCGCAGGCTGACGGGCAAGAACTCGGACTGGTCGGGTGACGGAAGGTTGAGCTCTGGGTCGGCGAACTGCACAATGGACATGTACTGATCGTAGGTGCATTTACCACCACGCATCAATCTCTCCAGCGACCTGATGGCCTTGGCCTGGTCCGTGTTGGCCTTGAAGGGCTGATTGTGCATCTCGTCGTCTTCGATGACGTACGGTATTCCGTACGCTTCGAACTCGTTCGCCCAGGACTTGAAGTGTCTGCGGTTTCTGCACAACACCATGGCACTGTCCCATTGGGCCTTGTGCACAAGCTCTGGGATAGCATTTAAACGCTCTATACGCCTCACCATGCCGTTTTCTGAACGTGGGTAATAGGTAGCATCCAACCTGCTGCTACAACGCCCTATAACGCATTTGGCTAAGCCGTGTACTAGCACTGGCACGCGGTAGCTTTGGTTAAGTACGCTATATCCATGGCTTTTTGCCAGCCCGGTCAGCCACGCGGCGTCACCGCCGCTCCAGCCGTTTATCGCTTGGTCAGGGTCTCCGCTAACGCGCAGCTCCTCCAGCGTGCCATTGTGGCCCCACCAGCGCCTTATGGCGGCCACCTCCAGCGGGTTTAGGTCCTGGGCCTCATCGACCATCAAAAGCGTCGTGCCGGGCATTGTACGCTTTGCGTGCAACAGGTCCGTGTAGTCCACCACGGCGTTCTCGCGCTTATGCCTCGCTAACGCTTCGGCATAGCGCTCGATGTCTGCCCAGCTGGCCTCCGGGCTATCCCATCCGGCATCCTGGGCGGATTGGCGCATCTCGGTCCAGGTGGTGGCATGGGGTAGTCGGGCGCGCAGCAGCGCCAGGGCAGCCGCGGCCCCTTTGGGGCCCGGCAGCGGCTCGACCATGAGCCGTGGGGGTTTGCCTAGCTCCTGCTTGAGCAGCTGGTATCCCACGCGGTGCAGGTTCCTGATGCTGGTCAGCTCGCTGGCCCTATGGCCGCTCGCGCGCGCTGCGCGCTTCGCGGCGCCCAGGTTGGCCTGACGGCCTAGCGTGACGTACGCCATACGGGACGGACTGTGTCCCGATTGCAAGAGCTCAGCGATCTCACGAACGCGCTGCTCCGTTTTGCCCGTTCCGGGCGGACCGATCACGACGTTGACTTTTGCTGGTGCCATATTGCTCCGTGGTTACCTGGTACTTACAAAATGCTCTTGACACGTGTTTTTCATTTGCCTACTCTTTACTTTGTCGGGGCCAACTAAGTAATACACTTATTACTCTTATTACTAATCAGTAGCTTATTACTAGTATATAGCTTATGGGCGCGACGCGGAGCGTCGCTTAATGAGTAGGCAAATTGCCCCAGGAACTTCGATGACTGGGTACAGGGCCAGGGGCCAACGCCTCTGGCTCTTTGTTTATCTGGGCGCCACTTACGCTCATTGCCCTCATGCGCGGCCCGCCCAGATGGGCACTGAATACGATTCATCTTGATCTCATCTTAGCGCCGTGATATATATCAGTCAATAACCACCAGCAAGGAGTTGGGCGATGATCACAGGACGATTTGAGCACTTGTGCAGCCAATCAGGTTGGGGCACCAAACCAGTCAAGGTTGAGCCGGACGGATGGGTGGGCGAAGCCTACCGGATCGGTCAGCGAACCTACATCGAGACCGATGTCATCTCGCGCATTACACGACAGTACTGGCCTGTGCTGAAGCTGGTCATCAAGCGTGCCATGCGCTCGGATAGGCCAGTGTTAATCACCGAACGAACAGTGCGTCAGTCTTTGAGCCGCAAGGTATTCGGCGACATCGCTGAACGCGCTCTGGGCAGCTCCATGGCGCTAAACAACAGCGGCGCTGCTGAGGTGCGCAAGACGATTACAGAGCAATCTCGCATGCCATATGTGGCAGCGCAGAGAGCCAAGCAACTTCAGCGGTACTGGGAGCTCAAAGAGGCTGGTATGCAGATACCAGACGGTCTAGAGCCTCCTCGTCGGCCGTGGAAAGGTCTGACACATCCTTTTCGCCCTGGTATAAAGAAGCCTCGACGACAACTGAGCAAAGACCAGCTGCGCGAGCGGCTTGCTCAAGTCGATTGGAGTACAGACGACCAGGAGCGTCATTGTCTGTCGCCAGAACAATCCGTTTCACTCCAGCTTGACGTAGCCGATCGAACCACGCGGGACCTAAACGGCTACCTGCGCCAGTCAGACAGCTAACCGCGGCTACGCCGCGGCCCCACAGGCACAGCGCATCACCTTCACCCTCGGTCCACCACACATCTGTTGCTCCAGCTTCGGCGGCGCGAACTGCCTGCAACATCCCGAACGGGATGGACGTGTCTGCGCCGCCACTGTCATCGTCGCCGGTCAGGAAGTAGCACTTCACCGACGGTACGCCGTCGATGCGCATGGGCGGCGGCAGGTACAGCTTGGCGCAGCTGTACTCGGTCTCAGATGCCCGCACGGGAATAACAATGCGCTTGCCAACCAAATCGTAGCCAATCCCGAAACGATCGCGCAGATCATCGGTCATCCGCCATACCTTTCTCGTCCAGTCTGTTACCGCCTTGGGAGCATATTGCCAGCCGGACTGGTACGCCTTGATCACGTACGGTTCTGGCCAGCGCTTGGGCAGCGCGCGCGGCTTCGCCGCGCCAGCTATGGCCGGGATGGCAACGCCCAACATCGCCGACAGCGCCTCGGGTCCGCCCTTGTAGTCACTGTATCCCATGGCCCGACAGGTGAAGCAGTGCCATCGTCCGCTGTCAAGATGGATGCCAAAACTGCGCTTTTGGTCAGTGCCACTGGGGTGCCTATGCATCATCGGGCACCGCGCGTTTAACCAGCCCCTGGTGCCAAGATGCGGGTCCAGGTGTTCAATTGCCTTGGTGATTGCATCAACGTGTTGACAACTCATTTGTGATATATAACCATTGTGCTAGATATTATCAAGGAGTCACATTGGAAAATTCAAAACAGCTAGAAGCAACGATTGTGAAATCAACAGAGCTCATTAATGAGCTTGGCAAGCACATTGTTGGCTACAGGGCAACCCTGCTTGCGCTGACCTTCGCGCGAATGACCGGCATCATGCTGGCTGCAGCTGGGGTGGGGAGAGATGATGCCAAGAAGTTTCTGATGGCTATTGCCATGAACAGCTACGACAATGAGAGCGAAAGTGCGACAACGACCAAGGTCAAGGGCGATGCATAGGGCAATGCTAGTCGAGCCAGTCGGCCACCGAGATCAGTACTTTGACCGTGCAATGATGCTCGTGGTCAACGGCGCGTTGCATGCCATGCGCAACCGCAAGAAGAAGCCTGCGTACGACGACCTGATTATTGCAGCTGATAGCGCCCTCGATGGTCATGCCGAGGATATTGCCGTGTACATGATGTACCAAGAGTACGCAATGCTTAACACGTACCTAACCGGCCACCCCGCGTCTGTCATTGACCAAACCGGTCGCTATGCGCAGCGCGTCGAGACGGCCATTGAAGGTTTGGTCGAGGACCGCCCGGTTAAGCTTTGGTGCACGCTGCACGACAAGTCGATCAAGCAAGGCACAAGATCATCTGTTGTGCGCTGCAAGATTACAGACGAGACCGGCTCGGTACCAGCCATTGCATTCGGCGAGGCTGTCATGCTAATGCGACCATGCCTAGATCACTGTTCACCCATGATCGTGCGCGGCACGGCGGCGATGTCGTACAAGGACGGCACCACCCCCGAAGTGGTTATTGCTGACGCCATACCTGTCCGTGACGCGCGCCTGATCCTGGAGGAGCAAAAGCGAGTTAAGGAGCTCTTGGAAAAAACCGAAGGGCGCGAGATGCGAAAGCAGATCATGGACCAATGCCCACACCCATTGGGCGCGTACCGCGCCGCAATTGACCTGTGGCCAGAGGCCCACGAAGGGATCTATGCCTGGTACGAGCAGCGGACTGGGATAAAGGTTGCTTTAAAGTCTGGCAAGTACGGTTGGTTTTATCCAGTCGACGAGCAGGAGCGGAGCAGCGCAGCGATCGAGTCCCTGATTGAGCTGGCCACCAAACAGGTGATAGCCAGTTTTTCGCGCCAGCGCCGCCAGCAGTTGACAGATATCAAATCTGATGCAATATAGACACATGAAACGTTCAAGTACCGAAAAGTTTTCCGCGTGGCTCACCAAGGAGTTGAAGCGCAACAAGCGCAGTCTGTACTGGCTGGCCAAGAGCATGGGTAAGCAGTATACAACGGTGCACCGATGGAAGTCGGGCACATGCGAGCCTAGCCTGAGTAATGCCAATGCGGTCCGGCGCTGCTTTGAGGAGCTGGCATGAACGGAAAGGAAAGTTTGTCAGATGAGCAACTGCAAAAGCTTGTTGACAACGTGGTGGAAGACTTGAGCGATCTAACGCCACAGGACGGACTGTTTGTGGCCATGTCAGCAGTGGCACTGTACGCCGCGCTGGCTGGTCTGAAGGTGAAGAGCGTGACGGCCGGAGTAAGGAACTTGATGTACTTTGCTCGGGCTGGATTGAAGAAAGAAATGCAAAGGAGGCTTAACAGCAATGAGCCAGGGAACGATACTGATCAGGTCAATACCGAGCCGCCCACCACCACCACCGATACCAGGTAGGGCAATATTTGTTACGCACAGTGGCAAAGCGATTAACCTCTGCAATCCGATCGAGGAGGATATTACCATTGGTGATATTGCTTATGCTCTGGATCGCATTATGCGTTTTAATGGACACACTGAAGCGCCGTACACAGTAGCACAACATTTACTGGTATGCCACGAGATTGCCAAAGAGCTTTATCCTCAGTCCCAGGAGATCCAGGACGTAGCACTGCTCCACGATGCTGCAGAGGCCTACATTGGTGACTTGATTAGTCCGATCAAGAAGCTCTGTCCAGCATACAAGGCGATCGAGAACCGGATCGAGTTCGTGATCATGAAGAAGTTTGGCCTGCCAGACGTCTCTGACGAGACCAAGGCGTGTGTTAAGATCATCGACAGGATTGCGATCATCTCCGAGATGAGCGTGCTGTACCAGCACCCACAGGTCGCCATGAGCGAGTGGCATATTCAGTTTTCTCCAGGCTTTTACTTCGAACCAAAGGCTGCCAATTTAGTCAGGCAGGTGATGCAATCCAAATGGGACACCCCGGAGGATGTTTGGGCGCACCGTGCGCGTGAGATTTTGGACAACAGGCAGTGTCCTGATAACCAATAAGGAGACAAAAATGGAAAACACAGAACCAAGAAAAAGTATCTACGTAGACATCTCGCCCAAGTGCGAGAGCGCCACTGTTCTCCCGGTAGGTGAACCGGTCAAGGAATGGCTGCTATTCAAGGGCCCCGGCGTGCGTCCTGAAAAGCGACAGACAGATCCACAAGACAAGAACTGGACCATGAAGATCAAGTTCAACGCATTCGATCCGGAGGACAAGACCATGAAGCTGGTCAGCGTGCCGTTCACGCTCTGGAAAACCATTGATGCAACCATTAAGCGCAAGCCAGGATTTGTTATCAACCTTGGTCGCACAGGCCAGGGCAAGGGAAACGTCAACTATTTTGCCGACCCAGTCAGCGAGCTGTCTGACGAGGATAAAAAGCTGGTGCAGCACCTGAAGCGCCACGAGCTAACGATCAAGGAAGAGGCACCAAAGAAGCCAGCGCAATCCAACACCAAAACCGACGACGCACTTCCGTTTTAGGTGAACCATGTCATTTATTGAAATAGGAAATATTGGCTCAATGGCAAGCACTACGCAGTTTGCTGACGCGTATTGCTCTGTGTACGACGCATCCGTACATCTAGATCGAGCTGTTCGGACATTGCGCGCCATGGGCGCCACTGACGTGGCGCGCTTTGTTCAGCTCAAGCACATTGACATTGTGCGTCTGCTGGACGAGCTCGATAAACTGGAGGGGCCAGATGACGAGTTTTAACCAATACATCATCAATGCCCTTATGGATGCGCGAGATGCGCTGGAGCGCGCCGAGCGAGAGTTCACCGAGCGCGCCCACCAGGATGAAAATCCGGAAGATCTGCGCCGCGCAGACGTGATCGAAAAACTATCCAAGACCATTGGCGACATCATCGCCGACGAGTCTGACTACGATCCGGAGCTGTAACGATATGCACAAGATTGCCAAGCAGGTATTGGAGCACCGCCTTGGGCCAGAGGCCGCGGCGGCCTATCGGCCGCCCGACGGCAGCCAGCTTGCGCCACCTGGTGTAGCCAACATGACACAGGGCGCCATGCTCATTGACCGAGCCTTGGTCAACAAGCGACCGATTGAGATACACTGCGACTACGATGCCGACGGAAATACGTCAGCTGCGCTGATGTACGGGTTCATCAAACAGTCGTGTCCAGATGCTACGGTCGAGGTGTACGTCGCCAATCGGTCAGAGGGGTACGGCTACCGCTTTGTCAGTAAGCACCCTGGCAGCCTCAAGATCTTACTTGACTGCGGCTCTAACGACAGAGAGGGTGTTGAAACAAGCGTGTCGCTCGGTCACGAAGTGGTCATCTTGGACCATCACCAGATCGGATCAGTGAACTGCATTGGGCTACACAATGTGGTGCTGGTCAGCACGCAGCTGGCTGGTACCACGGAGCCAATGAGCAACCTGTGCACAGCAGGCATTGCTTGGTACATGTGCGCAACGCTGCGGTCGCGATTTGCGGCAGACAAAGGTGGCATCATCGAATACGCTGACCCGTCAGGTTTTTCTCCTTATGCAGCAATAGGCACGATTGCCGACGTGTGCTATATGGATACCAACAATAGAGCGTTGGTGGCCACCGGACTTAGACGCCTTGCCTCGGACCCGGGCCAGGGCCTATCTGCCCTGTGTGACGCTTTTTACATCCGACCTCCGGTCAGCAGCAAGGACATATCGTTCGGCCTAATACCGGCCATTAACGCACCGGGCCGTCTGGGCGATGCACGACCAGCATTTGAGGCCATGGCATTTGGCACCAAGCCAGCCATCGCCGCGCTTCGCGCGGCCAATAAGAAGCGCAAGGAGCTACAGGACAAATATGTATCCGATGCCATACCGATGGCAGAGAAGAAGTCTTGGATGCCGTTTGTTATTGTATCAAGCGACCAATGGCAGTCCGGCCTGGTTGGCATCATTGCCGGACGATTGGCCCAGTCGTACAGGCGACCTGCCGCAGCTGTGGCCATTGAAGGCGACATTGGGCGCGGGTCGGTGCGTGGCGTGCCTGGCGTGGACGTGGTGGAGGTGCTCCGCGCAGCGGAGCGAGCGACGGGCGAAGAGTGTTTTTTAAAGCTCGGCGGACACGCCATGGCTGCCGGGTTTACTGTCAAAGCGGACAAGCTGGCGCTGGTAGAAGCGGAGCTGGCAGCGGCCAAGATAGAATACCAGCCCATACACATCGACCCAGACCTTATGGTGCTGGACGTTGGCCAGCTTAACCAGGACCTGATTGAGTCCATAGACGAGCTCGGGCCCTTTGGACCCGGATGGAGGTATCCATCGTTCTACACGCCTGACTGGAAAGTTGCATCAGTGTCACAGGGTGCTCGTGGCTCAATGGAGATGATGGTCCGTCGCGGCAATATCGAGCACAAGGCCGTGTCTTTCGGCTGGACCGGCGACTTGCCCAAGGCAGGGCAGAAAGTGGATCTGACCTATGAGTTCGAAAGGGACACGTACCACGGCGGCACAAGGCTCGTTGTTTCAAACGGCATCGCAGTCCGAACCTACTAAGAAGTGCACTAGGTGCAAAAGGGTTCTGGTCCTATCGATGTTTTTCAGAATGGGGAGCGGTAGGCGCAGAAGTGACTGCAAGTTGTGCAGTTCTGTGAACAGGCGCGATACACGCCGAACCAGTCATGTGTCATATGCCAATGTTATTTTGAGCGGAGCGCGCCGTAGAGCAAAGGAGCGCGGGTTAAAGATAGACCTTGACCGTCAATGGGTTATTGACAAGATCAAGAGCGGATGCCAGATCAGCGGCCTGCAATTCAGGTTTGAAAAAACCATCAGTGTTGGAACCGGGAATGCCCATCCGTACTACCCAACTGTTGACAAAATAAATCCGTCCAAGGGTTACACCAAGGACAACTGTAGGATAGTGTGCTGGTTTGTAAACCGGGCCAAAGGAACCATGAGTGATTCTGAGTTCATTGCCTGCGCCAATCTCATCGCCTACATGAACCCCATGCCATTTGAGGACGTCAAAAAAGAGCTTCGTCGATCCTTCTTGACATATATGTCAAAGTAGAGTAGTATAATAGAAAAGGTGGAAACAATGCTTGAATACACCGGACAAGACAGCGTCGAAGAGTTTAGCGCAGAAGAGGTCACGTCGGTCGAAGATTTCGTACCAACCTTGCCTCCTGGGTACATGATGCAGCGCGCACTGGATGCATTTTCTAGCCTATCCAAAGATGAGCAACGCATGTTCCTGGAGGCGATCAATGCAAATTAATCTTGGACCCATGCTCAAGTGGTCATTGGGGGCTGTACTCAACTGCACTGCGGCCGGAGCCATGCACGGCACGCCGTGGGTATGGCTGTTTTACGCACTGACCGCGTTATGTTTTGTTGGCATAGTACGGGAGTCTGGCATATGAAACATTGGACGTGGAAGAAAACGCCGTCGGTTTACTTCCGTGCGACCTTTCTTGTCTTTGACCATCGTCAACTAGACCTGCGCATTACCTTCTATTACCGGAATCCATACCAGGCCGTAAGCGTTCTCGCTACCCCGATGAGTGACTCGAATCACTTCATTGCCGGCGGCGGATCTCCGGTCGATGTTATGCGACGCGTACAGGACGTCATGGGCATGGATTCGGCTGATGTGGACGAGGTCTTGGCTGAATGGTTAGATCTTGCGAAAACCGACAAGTTGCCAGCCATACCTCTGCCAGGGATCGAGGACGAGCATCCTGACACGTGTCCCGACTGCAAAGTGCCAGGCGCAGTTGTGCGCACTGCATGCATTTGCGCGAAATGTGGCAAAGTGATTTGGGGGTGCTAATGGAAAAAACGCTCAAATATTGGACTTGGCAACCGGGCCTTAAACTCCCTACGATTCTTCGTACTGTCATTTTTACGCATCGCAAGCTCCCGGTGTGTGTTGAATTAGAATTCAACACACGTTCGGGCGCCATGAAGGCTATGGCTTCTTCTAATGCCGGTCTGGTGGTATTTACCCAAGGATCTCCGGCCGACGTCATGAAGCGCGTACAGGAGCGGGGCCTGGGTGCGCCTGATGCGGACGAACTCTTGTCTGAGTGGTTAGACCTCACAATGGAGATTCGGTTGGCAAAAAGGCTCAAGTACTGGTCCTGGAAGTCTCTTCAAAGACTCGACAAGTCGCTTTGCTCCATTACACTCATTCACCGCAATTCCAATTTGTTTGTTGATCTGGATTACGATCCAGCCTCAGGCAGCCAGACAGCTCGCGCTTATTCTCCCGAGGGTGGTTACGAGATTGACGAAGGAAATCCGATCGATGTCATGAAGCAATGTCGGTACACGGTAGGACTGGATTTGGCTGACGCGGCGGAGCTTTTGGCTGAGTGGCTAACACTTTTGCTTCCAATTGATATTACAACCGACCCGGAGGAGGGTATGCAATGAAGAACAGTCACATAACATTTGACGGCAAACAAAAAACCGTGACCATCCAGGAACTGTGTGCTTTCGGTGGTGACGAGTCTCAGGTAGAAATCCTGAAGGCACTGTTTCCACTGGAGGAAATCCCTCTTAACACAGAGACCGTCGAGTTGTGTATTAAAAACCATATTGATGTTGAATGGTATCTTAGAGCCGCCCGCACTGGTACCGGCTGGATCAGGAATCAGTATGGCACCACTATGTGGTACAAGGACGGCGCTCTCCATCGCGAAGATGGGCCAGCTGTGAAGCACATCAACGGTGGCGAGGAGTGGTATTGGCATGGTGAGCTCCATCGCGAAGATGGACCGGCTGTTAAGTACAGTGATGGTGAAGAGGAGTGGTATTGGCATGGTGAGCTCCGTAAAAGCGAGTTCAAGTAATGTGTGGATTTTACTGTCTCATGTTTATTGGACAAATCATTGCAGCAGGACCCGCCACGGCCTACTGGCCGGGCGACGGTTTCTGCGGAAAGGTCAAAGCAAATGGCAAAACGTTCAAATAGTCAGATAGTCACATTGCGCATCGAACGCTCCCTCTTGGAACATCCGGGTGGATTTGTAATGTACGTACTTCCAAATGTATGCGCGCAGCTGTTGAAGACCGAGGACCGTTTGGGGCTATGTGCGAAGGACAGTGGAGATCTCCTGTACGACTGCCTACAGGACGAAGAAGCGGAACGTGCCATCGCCAAGGTGAGTTTGATGTTATCAGGCCGGTCATGCCTTCGCTTCGAATGCGCGCGTTCGACTACCTCGTCTTTATCCAGGAGTAAAAAATGACATACATTGGCGTTGATCCGGGAAATAAGAACTGTGGCTATTGCGAGATGGGACCCGACGGCTTTGTTGCATACACCGGGACGAGCGACGACGTGTGTGTGCAGATTTGGTCCACGGGCCTGCAACGGGCCGCCGCTCGCGGCGCGTTCGAGCGGTACGAACCTTACGCCGGAAGTAAAAAGTTTGCCTACCAAATGGGCCACCTGGCGTGCAAGCTTGAGAGCTTTGGCCTGGTTGGGTATTCTGTGCGCGAGGTGCGCGAACACTTCTTCGGCGAACTGACATCGAAAGACGAAATGCACTCACTCTTGCTTAGTGAACATTACGACCTTGCAGTCCAATGCAGAACCGCTCACGAACTGGACGCATTGGCGGTTGCACTTTGCCATAAGGAATCGATCGTATGAATGACGAATGGCGAACACCACCTGATGTTTTAGAAAGAGCATTTCGAATTGCAACTCATCGGGAGCCAATCCCTGGTAAGCCGCTGTGGGACTACGACCTTTGCTGCACGCGAGAGAATTGCGTGGCGCCGCGTGGCAATTGGAACCATCTCAAGATGCCGTCGGAGATTTGGCACGCCATGGGCGATGCGCACCGTGTGTGGTGCAACCCGCCTTACTCGCGAGGCAATATTAAATATTGGTGGAGGATAGTGCAGGCGCTACGGGAGTTAGATGGTGAGGCAAAGGTAGTTCGTATGTATGTCATGCTCTTGCCTGCCGACACATCGACGCAATGGTTTGCGGAAATTGACGCCGCCCATGAGGTGTCCTACAAATTTCTTCAGCCGCGTGTTCGGTTTCTGAAGCCTGATGGCACGCCAGGGGGCACACCGCGATTCGGCTCAATGGTGGTGTTGGTAAGAACACAATTGTTGTTTTATTAAAGAACGCAAAGGAGATTCTCCAATGAAGAAGCTGACAATAGAGGAATATTTTGAACAGCAATACGAAGCCAACAAGACGGACGCGCAAAAAATTCCAAAGGACATCTTGCCCAATTGGCAAAGCGGCAACGCTCAGGATTTTGCAAGCGGCGGCGGATACCAGTACATGAGACCCTGGGCTGTGTTTTATTACACAGGTGACTGGTGGCGGTACGTTGAAATTTCTCGAGCCAAAAGTTCTATCGTGGCCATGAAAGGTGGAGGTCTTGGCCGGCGCCGGACGAACCTTGAAACGAAAAGGTTTGTTGCTCTCGATATTACCACTGATCCGGATTGTGAATTTATTGCCTAGGAGTGAACAATGAGTAAACTACCAGATAGCGGACAACGCACTACATTCTCTGCGGGTGGTCAAAAAGAAACAGCGGGCAAGGCAAGTGGGTTCCACCTTCTGCCACGTGCGGGCATTGAGCGTCTGGCTCAGCGGTACGCCGATGGCGCTGCCAAGTATTCACCGCGCAACTGGGAGCGCGGGATACCCAAGGAGGAATGCATCAACGCAGCGTTCCGACACCTACTTCAGCTCGCAGAGGGCGACCAGTCGGAGGACCACGCCGCCGCGGTTGCCTGGTGGATGATGGCCGTGATGCACTTTGAAAAGGGGAGCGAGAATCGAGCGAGTGAAGAAGATGAATTAATTCACTGCACTTCTTACTCCGAAGACCCAATTGCCATATAAGGAAGTATCATGGATAGACTAGAGCTAATACGAAGAACACATGCAGCATTGCTGGTCAAGAAGCAGCTTGAAGAGCGCCGAGCCCAAAAGCGTATCAAGCGCACGCCAGAGGAGCGTCGTGCGAAGTACAACGCTACCATGGGCAGCAAGGATGAGCGCATACGCAAGCGCATCAGCAGGCAGGACAACGGATGCTGGATATGGACCGGGCGCATGGAGCACGGCTCACCGGTGTACAATATGTCGGACAATGGCAAAACAGGCCGCGTACAGATACGCAGATACCTCGGAGGAGATCTGTTTAAAAACGCCTACCGCACCACAACGTCTTGCGGCAACCCAAAGTGTGTCAGCCCAGAACATGCAGTATTTGTCTGTGGACGTCGCAGTTCGCTTACAATTGACAAGGTAAGGTATATCAAATACCTGATAACGCTGGAGCTGGGCAATAAAGACATTGGCCATATCGTTGACACGCCACCAAACACTGTGGCATCAATACGCGCTGGAAGATCATGGGCCAAGGTTGAAGCCATGGATATCACGGCGGCGGAGCCGCCTGCAACCACGCAGGCTGTGGACTTTATACCCACAAGCGATATACTACAGCCATGCGCATCAATTTAAAGATAGACAAGAACAACTTCGACCAGCATCTGCTGGAGCGTTTTTTTGACAAGGACGAGCTTGAGAGCATCTGGGATGACTATGGAGACGCCCTGGACTTTAACGTCTGGTGCGGAGATTGGTCCGGTGCGCACGTGTCGCTTGGGTGTGATCAGTTGGACAAAGAGATATTCTCCATGGAGCTGAGCAGGTTTGAACTCGAGGAGATCCAGTGGGCCATAGGTCGAGCACTTGACTACATGTACATGCAGAACCGTGGGCATGGCGACGAGGGATTTTAAATGGTGCTGTACAAGGACATCCCGCTGGTTCCGGCCAAGCACGCCGGAAGGACAAGAAATCTAACGGCAATAGACACCGTTGTTATCCATCGTCTTGCGCGCGGGAGCGGAGATGCTGGGCTGCGCTATATCCAGGACCCAGGTGATGGGCGCGTTGTCAGCTGGCACCTGACCCTGCACAACGACAAATTCTCCAGGCCATACACCAAGCACCTTAAGCTTAGCCAGGTCGCATGGCATTGCGGCCAGCCGACCAAGGGCGTTGATCCAAGGTGGCCACAGGGTGTCAATGCAACCAGCATCGGCATTGAACTGGACGGCCCAATGGACAGTCCGATATCTGACAGAATGCACGAGAACCTACTTGATCTACTTGTGCAGATCAAGCCGCTTTGCCCCAACATCCGCTTCTTGGCCAGTCATCGCTATCTCGATGCGCTCGGCCCAAGGGCCTCGCGCAGAGACCCTGGCAAGGAGTTTGATTGGTCCCGGTTTGAGAAGCTTGGATGGGAGCAGCTTAAATAGTGAAAATCAAGCGCAATGCAGCGAAGTGCAGGAAGTGCGGAGACATCATACAGAGCAAGCACAGGCATGACTTTGTGGCCTGCAGATGTAAGGCGATCTTTGTAGATGGCGGCCTAGAGTACCTGCGTCGCGGAGCTGAGTCCTGGGATATACTCGAGGACCTGTCTGAGACTACCGAGGACGACGAACAATAGCCCACTCTTTGGACTCTAATGTCCGAATGTCGGACATGATCTTGGCGACATGTTTTTCAACGTCAGCTTCTGTCATCCTGGACGACCGGTCATTCAGGTCGTTGAGTTCCGATATGGCCTTGGTGGTGCCTTGGATAATGGCGCTGATAGCCTCGAAGATTAATGCGTGCATGCTACACAGACGACTTCTTGAGTTCGGCCTCTAGGCGATCTAGGGCGGTCGGCGACGCATTAAGCTGCTCAATGAGCTGCTCTAGCCATTCTAGCGCCGGGGCCGCCTCAGACAGCAGCTGTTTGGCAATCTCTTCCCCGCCCGGTAGGGCGGCAACCTTGGCGGCGCGACTAAGGGTCTCGAGCGCAAGGGCGATGGTCTGCGCCACGCGCTCGCGGAACACATGGCACCCCTGTAGGTTTTGACACTCCCTGTCGCCCTTTATACCACATACTTGAGCCTCGGCCTGGCAGTGCCGAGTTGCGGCCTGCACGAACTTCGGCGTCATGTCGTTTAAACGCTTTATAAGCCCTATGGCGCTGTCGTAGACGGCTGGCTTATCCGGAGTGCTGGACTTGCCAAAAAGCCCGCCAAGGGCCGCACAGGAGCCCATGGTGATAATATATATAGCAAACGCCGCCCCGGCCGCTATTGCCGCCAGGCGCGTTGCCATGTCCTTAAAATATGTATTATAGCGCATATTCCTATGGTAGCACGTAGGCGGCAGGCGTCCTAGATCTTTTCTAGGATGACCGATATTTCAAACGCCGGCACGATCACCCCTGTTCCTACCTTTGTTATGCTGTAGCACAGAGACTGTCCTGGAGATAGGTCGTTGACGTTATCGAATCTAAAAAGCAGATACGATGATCCAACTGCAAAGCTTACGATATTGGTCTTTGTTCCAGCAAGTGTTGTCATCGCGCCCCCCGCTGAATTATTTGTTCCTATAGTGATGACTGCAAAGTTTAGCCCGTTTGCAGCCAGCGCTCCCTTGGGGTGCAAATATGCATCTACAAGTCGGCACTGAAACGGAATAATTGTTGCTGTTGTTACCGGCGTTGCAGTTAAGGCCAGAGCGTCGGCGGTGGGTTTATGTATGTTAACCGTCCAGCGAAACAGTATTCCCAATTGATCGCTGAAACTGGGTTCGTTTGGAACACGTGCGGTGGGATTCAGTTGACCTCCCACCATGCTCCTTATGCGTGTTATTTGCGGAGGCATTATTCCTCGGGCGGAACCGACACAAACGGAGCCTTGAGCAAGCCCTTGACGTCCTTTGATTTAAAGATCGACAGGAGCTCTAGCACGACGCCTAGCTTGCGACTGATGCCACCAAGGCTAGAGAAGTGCGGGGTTAGAGCATTGAGCGCGTTAATGATGACGCCCAAAACCAGCAACACCTCGCCTAGGTGATTGCTGAGCAGGTTTTGAATTTGTTCCATGATTGTTTCCTCCAGGTGTTGACTTGATGGCTATCAGTAAGCATACGATAGCCAGGTTGAGTCCATAATTAAGCAGCAAGATAAACTGCTCATTGATTAATGTCCATATTGTAACAAATATCTCGCCGGCCAGCCAGAGCCCAAGAAATGCCCAGGACAGGCCCGATGCGTTCCATTTTTTGGCACTTTCCACAGCTTGTGGAACAGCGCATACGGCAAGCAAGATGCTGCCAATCCACGCAAATATGTCAGCCTGGCTAGTCACCGTATGCACCTCCATGGAGCACGCCGTCGCATCCGTAGAACATACCCAGACGCTCCGCGGCTGCCTTGATAGCGACATACTGCTCGCGGAACTTCTCGTCGTGATTAATGCACCGAAGGTGCGCGAGCTCGTGACATAGCGTGTCCAACAGCTCGTAGTAAGGAATGATACGATGTTTGCCGTCACCTACGATTTCAAGGCTAATCTCAATCAATCCAGTCGACGGCTGACAGTATCCATATGCGCCATCGCCGGGGTTAAGCGGAACAATTCGAGGGTTCTTTAAACCGAAGATCTTGCACAGCCTCTTGGCGTCCAACCTGAGTCTCTCGAGCTTGTTTGCGAATATTTCCTTGTCAAAGAAGAACGGCACGCGAACTGCCTGTTTGCCAACCAGCTTACCACATGACCTGCGCGAAGATTTTGGCATAAGGCGATCATAGCACAGCCAGTCTGCAGTGGGCCAGGGAGTCCGTAAACTATTGAGCTGGTTCGGGATTTAGGGCGCTATTGGCGTTGCGCAGGGCCTTAAGTAGCTCAATGGCCTCATCGTACATGCCCTCAGCAATGACCTCGCCAATATTGGCCAGGATAAGCTCGCAGGCTGCCTGCAGCGCCTGGTCTGTATATGGAACAAGATCGTCCTGGATCATGGCCTGGATCTGGCTGGTTGTGGCAGAAACTGGCACCACCGTTTGTTCTCCGGTGGTATTGTCTGTCACAAACAGCTGCACGTTAATGGACACACTTTCTGGCGCTGTCATGATCTTATTGAGCGCAATAATGCCCGATGCACGACATCCGCGGTCGCCAAGGATGAGCTTGTATTGATCAACGAGATTAAGCAAGTCCGGATGTAGAGACATTATTTTACCTTATCAAGCAGGTTAATCACGGCGCTCCCCAGCCCACCACCGCCGAGCCCAAGCATGAATAGATATAACCTCTGTTTCCACCCAAGGTCAATGACCACCTTCTCTTGCGTCCTGATGTCTTCCCGGATGCCATCCAGGGCTTCTTCGATGCGACGCAAGCGGTATTCTATAACATCAACATCGTGCACGGCTAGCCCTGCGCCCCGCGATGTTTGGCGCACAGGAACGCATCAAACGTTCCGCTACCGGCTGTGACGTTAATGCGCAGCCTTGCCCATAGAGCATTTGTTTCTGCTAAAAAATGCGTGACACCAACACCGGACACGGCATAGCCGGTGCCGCCAGCTACTGTTGCACCGCTGGTTGCGTTGACAGTAAAGTGCGACGACCATGGGCCAGATGGCGTCGGGGCCGTCTCGAGCGTCACCGTCGCCGTTGGCGTTCCTGCGGTACAGTTAATCACCGCATGGACATCATGCCCATTGATGTTACCTGCCGCAGTTGTCACGTTGGAGTTTAGTACTTCAGCGTTGACTACCTTACCTATACCGAATGATGATGGCATCCTTCTCTCCTATGTCAGTGGGCTTTTCAGGCCCGTCTGTATCTGCTGTGTTCCTGTGGCCAGTCCGCTATTGGCTGACTCAAAATGTGTCTTTGGCGGCCTGCCAACCTGAGGCTCCTGGGCCTGCGCTTGCTGAGCGCCGGGTGCTGCCGATATCCCACGACCCATCATAGCATCGATAGAGCGCTTTTGGTAGGGCTTCCACGCCACACCCCTTGAGGCATTAATGCGCTCAACTGCGGCTATCTTGCGCTTAAGGCTCTCCATCTCTTCGCCATATACCCTTTGCAATGCCGCTGTTTCTGCTGGCATCAGCTGTCCGTGTGACCAACGCCTCAGCGCACTGTCTGGATTGAGCACCGTGTCCAGTATCCTTGCGGCCTTAAGCCTGTCTAGCTTGCCAGGACCTGGCTTGCCAGGCTCAGTCGGCTTAAAGGCTTCCTGCATAACCTCGGCTATCGCAACCTGGCGCTTGATTGCGCGCTGAGCCGCTTGTTGATCATCAACTGGACTAACATACTTAGCAAGCTCGTTGCCAAGCGATGCTGTTTCGACAGCATGCGCTCGCTGAGCTAGCCTGGCATATTCTTCCTGCGACAGGCTGCGTATAGATCCCGACTTTACACCCTTGGATTTAGAGGCGCCAGCAAGCATGTCCATGACGTCAACGTTGGTTTGCGGCGAAGCGATATTGATCGCTGGTCCAGATCCATTGACAACCTTGCCGTACTCCGTCATGCGATTGAGCGCATCTTCGTGAGCAATGGCCTTCTTCATGGCCTCTCGGCGCATCTCATCACGGGCAGCATCCACATCGTCCTTGGCGCGCAGCAGGCTGCCCTCAGCCTCTGGGTCGCCAAACTCTCTGGCTGCGGCCAGCTGAGCATCTAGCTCCTTGCTCTTGGCCTCAATGTCAGACATGCGGTTGAGCGCCAGGGCCCCGGCGGCCACGACGCCAGACGACGCCTGGTTGGCGAGCTTGGCTATTGCGCCGGCTTCTTCACCCAGGCGCGCCACGCGCCTACCGGCCGCGAGCACATTGGTGACAGTCGGTATAATGAGCTGACGCGCCTTACTGGCGAGAAGGCCTGTGCCAAATGTGCCGGCCATAACGGAAAGCGGGCCAAGGCCCATGGTATACGCCGCGCCAATAACACCGCTCTTGAGCGAATCGGCAATGAGCCCCTCTGCCTTGGAGCTGGCAAACTTGCTAGCCTCCTTGGCCATGAAGCGATCCTTGTCGATGCGCGCCTTGGCTAACTCGGCCTCGAGATCATCTAGGCTCTTCTGGGTCTTTACGAACTCTTTGACGCCAGGCTTTTTAACAGTTGACTCAATGCTCTCGGCGCCAGACGCCTTAAGCTTCTCGATGTCCTTCTGAATGCTCTCTTCGTACTTAGCCCAGCGAGTTGAGCGCTTGGCCAAGTCTTGCTGCATACGCCCGGCAATCTTGCCAAGAACTTCGTTGGCAACTGCGCCGCCACCGCCAAGTGATCCGCCAAGCAATACGCCTCCGCCGATGTTTGTCAGTGCACTTTCAGCTAACTGATCAGGATCAAGAGGCCTGTTGGCAAGAGCAGCATCGCTAATGGTTTGTCCAGCACCCATTAGCGCGCCTTCGGCGCTACCGGCTGCTGCACGAGATGCTATCCTTGCAGCAAGCCCGGCTCCTTCTCCTGCTATCTTGCCAGCAACCTTGGTTCCAAGCTGGGCCGCTGCCGCTCCGGCGCCGACAGGCGCCAGCATGCCAGCAGCCTGACCAACAAACGATGTGACAGGGTTTGCCTGCTCAATATCTTTTAGCTCTTGGCCAACCCCCTGGGCGCCAATGCCGATGTCTGATAGGCCGAACGTTGCACCCCTGGCAAGTCCTGCAAGTCCAGCCGTTGCCATGCCAGCAACGCCACCCTTGGCCTCGGCTTCCGCCGCACCGGTCTTGCGTGCGATTTCCATAGACGGCGTTTCGACTTGCCAACCCTGCTGCATGGCAGCAGATACATCCGCCTCCGGAACCCATACTGGGTTACCGGAATCATCCAGCATGCCGACTTGACCGTCCTTAACTGTGCCAGTTACCTTGGCCATGCTACTTCCTTGGGGTTGATCTTATGGGCTTAGTCTGCTCTGCTGGCTGCTGAATGCCATATGTGCCAAGTATCTCCGACTGCTTGCGGTTAAGCAATGCGCCAGCAAATTGCGCGCGCCTGCCGCGCTCCTCTTGGTCATCTGATACAGATGCGATGTTGCTCAAAATGGCCTCTGGCGCCTTGCCGCGAACCAGCGGAATTCCCATGCCCTGTGCCACCTGGGCCGCGACGGCCTGCCTGTAGTCCTCTAGCTCAGCGGCCTCTGTCTTGGGGAGCTTGGCGGCAATACTAGATCCAATGCCTCCGCCGCCGTATGCGGCAAGCCTGCGGTTGTAGTCAGCAAGCGCCTGCTTGGCAGAGTCCAGGCTGCCGAGCTTCTCGCGGTCTCCCTTGGACATGGCCTGTGCACCACCAGCAGCTGCTCCAGTGCCACCAGACGACTTCTGGCTCGCAAATGACTTGGACACGTTTTTAGACTCAGACTTCGTCTCATGAACGGCCTGAGCTTTGGCAAGATCGGTGTCTCGCTTCAGGCGCTCTTCTTCAATGGCAGAGATTGCTAGTCTGGTTTTGGCCGCAACAACCGGCTTGTTTGTGCTCTGCTCGATGTATTTTAATTGGTTAAGTGCTTCTGTTTCTAGCATGGTTCCCAGGACCTGCTTGGCTTGCTGCCTGTCTCCCAGACGCTTGTCCAGGTAGCCAAGCATTTGTTTTTCAGCAGCGGCGGCGTCCTTGAGGTTCTGAATGTTTTGCTCCTGAGCCCTAATGTTTCTCTGAATATAGTTCTGCATCAACTGTGCGGCGTTTGATTTAACTCTGCCACCGGTCCATCCCTCTGCAAAACCGCCAAATAGAGACGCAACAACGTTGGCTATCATCCTTCCGGCAGACATGGTCTTAGACCATTGCTCTGGGTCCACCTCTCGCTTTGCAGCCTCAATAGCGCCTTCTGTGCGTATGCGTTGCCGCATTATGGGATCTTCAAACTCTTCCTTGGTCTTTTTGTCAAACTCCTCAAATGCCTGCGACCTCTGTAGATTGGCCCTTTTTTGCTCGGCTGCGATCACATCGGATCTCAGCCCCTCTACTTCTCCCTGTTCATACAGGGCCTGTGCTTGCTTGTCGGCCAGCTCTGCGCCTGCCTGCTGCAACTGATCTGCTCCTGGTATAATCGTGCGAGCCGTTGATTGTCCGGTTTGCTGACCAGAAGTGGACTGAGATGAGGTATTAACAGAGGGAGCAGAAGGTAGTTGCTGTACCTGCAGCGGCAGCGGAGCTGCCGGGGTGTCAAACTGCCTAAGCTCCTGATTTACAGGGCGAGCGACTGGCTCAGCCAGAGCTTTTTTTTCTTCCTCTGGAATTGCTTGTATGCTCAGATCTTCGTCTCTCATATTTCACCTAGCCTATAAAAGCTTCTGCCGCCTTAGCGCCAGCTCCAATGGTGGCATCAAAGATCTTGTCTTCGTATTTCTCCATGAAACCCTTTGGCCTGTTTGCTATACCCTGCTGGGCCTGTGCTGCTGCAAGGTCGTTACCGAAGCCCATAACCTGCTGCTTGGCAGCGCGGTTGGCAAGGTCTGTTGCGTATCTTGCCTGCGCCCTGGTGTCCCTGTCTCTGAGAGATGCATCTCTAAAGCGCGCCCTGAGATCTGCCCTCTTGATAGCCTCTTCTGCGCCAACCTGTGCAGATTGTACATCCTGCCCGCGCATCGATCCAGCTCCCTCGAAGTACGCTCTTTGAGCAGCATCCCGCTCCTTGATGGCATCAACAAACGCCTGACCGGCAATACCCTGTTGGGCCTGTGCATTGGCGAACTGGGCGCCGCGAGCTGCTCCTGCGTTTGATGCAGAAGCCACCTGGCTCATCATCTGTCGCTGGGCAGCGTCTCTGGCTAGGTTAGACTGTGCTGTTGTTGCAAGATCTCCACCCTTAGCCCTTGTCCCCATAAGCCCAAGAGCCTCTGCTTGTTGGCCGCGTGATCGCCCGGCTTGCTCCATGCCCTGCCTAAATAGCTCAGGAGATTCTTGCATTGCCAACCGCTCGGCTTCATATACCTCATCAAGCGGTGTGCCTGCAAAATCCGGCGATGCAACATCTCCACCTATAACCCCATATGCCGTATAGGCCTTGCTAATGGCGTTTGTGAGCTGCTGAAAAGAAATACGCTCCTCGTCTGACATTCCTTCAATACCGAGCGCGGCGTCGTCTGTGTTACCAGTGGTCCAAAGTGCCTCGGCTTTTCTGCGCTGAAGTTCCTGCACGCTAATAGGTCTGCCGGTGAGCCTGTCTTTGAATTCAGTAATACCTCCGCCGGCTGCAAGCTCAGCAATTGTTTGCTCGTATGATTTTGATATATCGGCAGATCCGGGGCTGGTTATATACGGGTTGTATGTCCCGGACCCAAGGCTGCCCGGGGTGAGGGAAGAACGACCGTACATTCCAGTCCGACCAACTTCTGCCGGGCTAGCCCCAGGGCGGGCATATCTATTGGTGGTCAGGCCGCCTGTTCCCGGAATCTCCTGGGCCTGTTTTGTAAACGCCGGCATGCCATAGGCCTGAGTGTAGGCCTGACTGTTTGCAAGCCTCCGGGCTTCCTGCTCGGCCATGGCCTTGCGCAGCGCATCTGTTGTGCTAGGGCCGCTTAGATTCAGGGATCCACCCTGGGTCTGGGCTGGCGCCTGGCCTCCTCCGCCTAGGCTTGCGGTAGCAGCCTGCGCCAGTCTTGATCTTAGTTGTTCTTCTAGTGTAGCCATGTTATACCTGCCTGTTGTTTCCGACTCTTGCCACGGCTGTTTTGCGCCCAGCCTCTAGTGTTACAAATGCCAAAGATAAAGCTTTATTGTAGTTTGATCCGATGGGCTCGCCGGATATCTCCAATCTTATCGCAGTACAGCGCTGCCGACTAGGGTAAACCTTGATATTAAAAGCATTGAACCCAGGAACAGCCGACGCTGCATTAAAATACTCTCCGTAGCCAAATTGAGCCAACGACGTGGTATCAAAGGTGAAGTTGTCAACAAAGGCAGGGTCATGGTCGTAGGCAATGCGCACACGGAGCGTATGTGCGGCGTTTGTATATCCCCCGATGATAAATCTAAATACCCTGGAGAACCCTCCTATCTGGGATGGGTTAATCCATCCGGTGGTCATCCGTGAGCTGTAGTTGTTGGCCGCAATTAGCCCGCTTAGATCTACGTCGTTATATACTGAGCCTTCCTCTGCGAAGTACCTTGCATCCATGGCGTAATGCAGGGATCCGTTGAGAAAACCTACCTCATGCATCTGTCGTCCCGTGATAGAGAGCCATGCGCTGTATTTATGGTCGTAAACAAGCTGAGGAGCGCCAGATGCGCTTGAAGCAAATATCGTCCTCTGCCCGTCTGGATCGCTGGCACACGATGTGTATGGATATGTGTCAGTGTAATATTTTACCATATTTCCAATTGGACTTGTTGATAGCGACCTATCTATAAGATATATTACGTCGCTTGACTTAAACATAATTCCACTTATAGTTTCAGCGCATAGCTTGGAGGAAGAGCAGCCCAGGCTTGACACAATCCTGTATGCTTGATAATTGCTACCACCACCAAGGCTGTCCTGCCCTCCAGAGTCAATGGCGTATATGTCGTTCTCTGTAAATATTATTAGCTTGTCACCGAGAGGACACATGGCCGTGATTGGGTCAGATGTGCCCGGTAGCTCAAAAAACAGAGAATCAGTGTGCCCGATGGCCGTGTATTTATCTGTCTTTTTCTTTGAGTAATATATTCTATATGGCAGCTCGCTAGCCGCATGCAGGTAGCGAGTGTCCCAAAATGCAGAGACGGAGTGCGGCTGTGGCTGCAGGTCCTCGATAACACCGCCTGATGTATAAAGAACCGCCTGGGTTGACAGCGTTGTATCCGACGTGCTGTCGTTAAAAGAGAAATAATTGGTTACGCCAGTAATCGAGAACGAACTATCTGGTATGCGGTAGAATGTTGACCCACCTGCAGTTGTGCGATACAGGGCAACTGAAACCCCGGATCTGCTCGTAATTCCCAGTACGGGGCCTCGAAAAAGAATATTACTAGTTCCTGCCGATATCGTCGCAGACACTGGGATGGACGGAGAGCTGCGGTGCAAGATGCCCTGTGTATCTATGTGTTCATAAACCATGCTGTACTGGTATGTGCCAACAGGTATTGTTCCAGCAGACAGAACAGCCTCTGTGTTTCCAGGCTGCTTCACGAATCCCTGCTCAAAAACGTTCTGTCCATCGAATATCATTCCGACAGAGTTGGGGATATACTGGACAAGCCCGTCGGAGACAACCTTTCCAGTCCTAACCTCGCTGAACCTGATGATGGTAGGGACAACAGATATCGCCGTCCTGTACACCCCAGAAGTGGCCTGGTCCAGAAAGAAACTAAACGAAGAAGACGAGGTTTGTACCTGTGATACCTGTTGCGCATCCCATGTTCCAAAACCATAGGAATTGTTTGCTCTTCCAGGCAGAGCTTTGGCGGCTATTGTCTTTGACCCATCTGTCTCTACCAGCATGGTAACGCTAATGCTGTCAGGGTCCAGTGTGGATGAAATAAACCTGCTCTGTGTACCAATGGTTATAAGCCCTCTGTTGATATACAGGGCGCCCTTTGTTCTAAGTATTGCCTGATTTGTCCACACGGCTGACGATGATGTAGTTGTGCCATCATATGTTGATCGTTTTATGATTGGAGAAGTAAATGACGCCACAGAATTGTCTGGTGCTGTGTAAAATATTTGCCATGGATTACCCGACGGACGGAATGCCGAGAAGTTAATTGCGTTATCTATGACACTCATTGTTCCGGTTGCTGATATCGCATTTGTTCCTGTAAAATACGTTACAAGGTAGGCCCCGGTGCGGGACGACAAAACGAGCGCATTTGATCCATACTCATGGACCTGTATTGGGCCAGTGGCTCCGGCTGCCAGAGTTGGTCCAGTAGCCCAGTCCTGAAACCCTGTACAGTTTGTTCCCCCACTGAGCCTGGCGATGCGAACCCTGCCTCCAGCAGACGAAGAAGAAAATGCAAGTACTGTGTAGTCAGTTCCAGAATCGCTAACATAAACAGCGTCAAGCGATGGAACGTTTGCGGTGGCAGTTCCGAGCGCTGTGCCGGTGAGGGCCGTCGGTGATCCAATTACACCAGCAGAGCTAATGGTTAAATATCTAATTTCAGACGTTGAGTTATCTATATAATACAGATAAAGCGTTGGGCTAATGAACACAAAACGAAAGAAAACCTGGGAGTCTAGCGTGTTTCGAAGCGCGCTGATTGTCGTTGACGAAATAACAGTTCGCAGCGTTTTGTTGTATGAAACTACGGTTATGTTACCGGTTGCACTTTGTGTATTTTGAAAACTTGCATACGCGCATGCTCCGACGTCTGATGAGGAAAACTCGTACCCGTCAATCTGGTTGCCAACCATCTGCCTGTTTTCTGCAGCTATAGTTGGTAGTGGTACGGTATACAATGATTCGTCGAAGTTTATGAACTTGGCGCTAACGTTAGAGTGAGATGAAATACCATTTGTGCGAGTGACGGTGTTTGGGCTTTGAAAAACCGTCATTGTGCTGTCGTCAAAGGGGGCCATGGATGGAGTTAGCCCACTGGTGGATGGCGTTGCAATCGCGCTGTTAACCTGAGCCCTTGAGCCCGGCCTCTTCTCCCACGTGCCCGCCTGAGACAGTTTCATGTTTTCTATGGCAGTTGGCTCAGCCGATGTTTGCTTTTCGTCGCCGGCTCCTATGCCAGATACAAGCGGTATGGGTATCAACTGTCTATTTGATCCAGCAAGGGCCATTGGTCACCTACGGATTGTAATACGTTTTCAACACAGACCTAGCTCGTTCTGTATACACATCTCTAACGCGCTTTGGCTCACCCTCATCCCTGTCCGTGGCCAGGCTCACGATGCGCTTCAGGCAGTTGTCACGCTGTGCAATGAAGACAGACGGGTCAGACTCTTCTTTGCCATAAAACTTAATGAGCACGTCCAGGACGGCAAACTCCTCCCAGCCTGCAATGCCATCCCACGTGTCGGCGTCGAGCACGAGCTTCGGAGGCGCTGGTATAAACCACAGCCGAACAGTCGAAGACCAGCTTGGAGATGGGATAATGCGCAGGTTCCCGCCCATAATACGGTAACCACTCGTGCGCTGATTCTGCCCAGAGACGACATTGAACGTATTGCGCTCTCCCCAGTTGAAGCGGCGCATGCTAAACCACTGGCCGCCTTCGTTGACGTCAACGCCTAGGGCTTTGTAGAACGTGGCCGGAAGGGCATATGCATCTGTTCCAGATACAACGTTAATGTTGCTACTGTCCAGAAAGTAATCTGAACTTGTGGCAACGATTTGATCGTATAGATCTGCTAGGCTTTCGTTGATCCAGTCATTGAGCACGGCATCTGAGATGTAGTTGTTGTCTATCTCGCCTCGTTCGCGGATCCTGCTGCGCAGCGCTGATAGTGTTATATTTCTTGCCATTATATCACCATTATGTCAGAAAATAGTCCAACCAGCCAGTAACAGATACCTGTTGAAAGTTCATGTTATCAGTTCCGCCCTCGCGAAACGAGTTGTACACAAATCTCTGGGCGTTGGCACCGGAGATCGGAACTGGCATAAAGACAGACATGGCGTTTTCTGCAAAGTTAGTCAAGCCAGTTGTAAAAGACCCATACAGTCTGGTTGTCTGCCCCGGATACTTAAACTCCTGCCATATACCAAATCCGGTTCCTGGAGACCTGTTGTGCACGCCGTACATCCACACAGCGCTTGCAGTATTTGGTATGAATCCAGGGTGCAGCGCAACAGACAGGTTGGTGTGAAACCCGGATGTTGGTATGGTTGCCCCTGGGATGATCTTGTGTGCCTGCCAAAAGAATTCGTCCTTGTTTAGCTGAACAAACTGGTCGATGTCGCTCGTGGCATTGTTAAACACGGCGCCCACGTAAAGATAGAGCGGCACGCCAGAGGGCCCTGAGTTGTTCAGGGATCCTATGGGGCTGATGGCGCCGGTTTGCGGGTCGATTCGTATATATAGATAATACCAAGTGCTGGCCGCCTCTGTGCCGGCATCTAGGCCGGACGAGATGCGCCATGTCATGGTTCCGTTAAAAACCACTTTCTTGCCATTGGTTAGAAAGAATTGCATAGATGTTTTGCCTGGCGGCGGGATGATGTTAACCGTAGAAGCATTAACCCAGACAAGCCTTGGCCTGTCTTGTGGGACGATCTCTACCGGCTGCGCCTGGCTTGCAAGCGAAGAAAGGGCCCTGGCCGCAGAACTTTGAAGGTTCTCTAAAGCCACGGAGGGAAGCTTTACACGGCCTAGGGCTTGAGCAGCCATTGCAACTCCGTATTCAGTTAATCGTCGGACTCTTCTTGCTCCATGCAGCGATAGATGAACTCTTTGAGCGCCATGGCGGCGTCCTTGTCATCCTTAGCCTCACGCAGCTCCTTAACCAAGCCAACCATTTTTTCATCAAGATCAGGCTTCTCAGATTCCTCTTTGTCGCCCTTTTTCTTCTCAATGATCGCTATGGCCAGCGATGGCTTTTTGCTATCGTAGTGCATAACTCACCTACCCAACGCTGCTCTGAGCAAAGCTCAGGACAATGTATAGCACGGCGCTGTCAGGGTCGCTAGCGGCGCCGGCGTCGTTGAAGAACGTGATATCCACGGTTGCTCCGCCTGCCGCCTGTGGCGCCTGGGCGCTGATGGCGGGAATGCGAGCAATGCTTGGCACAACCGAAGCGCCAAGGAAGCGATGATAAGTGTCCCTAAGCGTAATGCGCGCGATGCCTTCGGCTGTACGCGCAACAGACGCCACATATTGAGCGCCGTCGTTTAGCGTATATCCGTTGGCTTGCACGTCTGCGGCACCGGTGGCGCGCAGGGAGATCATGACCAGCTCGTCGCTGGCTCGTACCGGACCCGATGGAAAGTTTCTGTTAGCCATTGTTAACTCCTGTATGTAAGGGAGAGCCGGCCGGCGTTAGCCGGTCCGGCCATTCCCGGTTGATTAAGCACCGAAGTTGTTAATGACCACGTTCCACGCGGGCGCCTTGCAAACAAGGTTCCCGAAGTAAGCAACCCGGATCTCGATCGCGTCGGCAGAGCTTTCGCGGAGCATCGTGTTGCCATCTTGGTCTAGGATACGGGGCGTTGGCCCAAGGCTCATCCATTCCCACGACGCCTTGTTCAACACATAGCACTTGTCGCTTGGGCAGTTGATGTCCGGGAAGATCATTACCGGGCCATTCGGGGTGAGCAACTTGACGCCCTGGAAGGCAACCTGTGCTTCTTCCACGCTGTCATAGATCACTTTGGAGCCGAGCAGGTTGACCAATTGCTCGTACTTGCGGAAGTTCATGAACGCAGCTTTGTCACCGACCAATCCGCCGTTCACGCCCATTTCCATCGCAGCCTTGTTCAAGGCTTCGGCGAGTGTCAAGCCAGATCCGTCCACGCGGCTACCGGCCAATCGGATCACGTCCGTTGTTCTGGTTACGCCGAAGAGGGCAGCTGGCGAAGCACTTGAGCTAATCCACGCCGAAAGACCAGCGGCTTTGCGCTTGTCGTTGGCGGCCGTGTAGTCGCCCTGGGCAAAGATCGAGTCGTTCGTAGCGATACCGGTCACGGTGCTCAAGTTGGCGTTCACGGTGATCGTGGGCGACACGGGGTCACGGTTGATCGCGGTGATTGTTAAAGAGCCGGAGCGGAGCGCCGAAGCAGTGTCTTGCGCAAACACAAGGACCATGCCTTCTTCGAAGTTGGTCACGTCGCTGGCCTGGGTTAAGGTCAGAACTGTGGTGGCAAACGACGTGTTGGCAACTTGGCCAATTTGTCCAGATCCGTCGCGATAGAGCGAGATGCCGAGCGAGCGGCCGAGCGCATTGATCGCTGCGTCCATTTCGCGCTTGGTGGCGCGGAGCAGGGCGCCTTCGTCTTTTTCAGACGCAAGGATCACTTCCGTATCGATCGAGGCAAGACCATAGTCTTTTACGCGCGTTACGGTAAAGGCGTTACCTTTGGATCCGTCCTTGTTGCTCTGGGCGGTCGAGAACGAGGCGCTACGACCAGCGATATCGCGTCGCAACACTACGTTCTGGAAGTTCTCGCCAACAAAGCCCTCGCTCTTGGGCAGCCACATAAACAGCGGTCCAGAGCCTTGGTATACTTGGTTTAATAGTTTGTCTTTTGGGTATAGGCGTTTTAACGCATAACTAAACGCCGAAATATCTAATGCAGCCATTGTCCATCCTTTTTGTTAAATTGTGGTTAACTACTATGGGTCTTGGACTGGCTGCGCCCGGAAATGGCCTAGTGACACCCGGTCACTTGGGTATTTTAATTTCGCCGCGAAGTATCTTCCGGAACTCGTCCTCCCGCTCTTGCTCTGTCATATTGCGAACCGATGCTGCCACGGGTTCGCCTTGCATTTTGTTTGAGAGCGTGGCGGTTGGTTTAGGTGCCGAAATTGCTGGTTCAGGACGGTTCTGAGGAGCCATCCTGTTCTTTATTTTACTCAGTTTTGAATATTTGTCCAGGTCAGAATAGATCTCTTCGTACATCACCTCTTCTGCTCTTGATAGAACATCGTGATAGTCAGGGATCTTTCCTGTCTGTTCATATTCCAACTTAACAGCTTCATAAACCGTATCTAAAATCCCATTACCTGACTGAAGGGCGTGGTTAAGGATTTCATACTTTTCAGCATTAGATTTGATCATACTGGCAAACTCGCCCTTAGTTGCTGACTCGACGTACTTATATCTCTGCTCCTGAACCGACGCCTTAAATTCGTTCAACTCCTTTTTGACAGCCTCAAGCTCTGACATCGGATCCGGTGCCTTTTGCTCCTCCTTGGGTTCCAGGCCAAGAACGTCATTTACAAGGCGCATTGGGTCTATTCCAAGCCTCTTTGCTGCCTCTAGAGGGTTTATTTTTGCAATCTCTGTAATTTCCCTCTGTGAAGCAAGCTGCTTCTCGGCCTCCTTCAACCTGCGCTCTCGTTGCCATATTTCTCGCTCACGTCGACTTAGCTCTGTAAAACTAGTTGGCTGATCTTGTTTTGGATCTTCCTGTGCGGCCTGCTGCTCCTCTTCGGCTGCTTGGACAGGACTCTCTGGGGCCCGTTCGTCTACTGACTTATACAGTGGGCGCTGTGGCTCATCTGGTGGTGCCGATTGTTGTGGCTCTCCTGTTGACGCCTCGGTTGGCTGCTGTGACTGCACTGCTTGCTCTGCGCTTTCCATTTGCTCTCCGTTGTTTATTTATTGCTCGCCCATGCCGGGAATGCCCGGACCTGGCGGTGGTGCTGGCTGTTGCGCCTCTGGTGCTGCTGGTGCCGGTTGCTGTTCTGCCATGCGAGCCTCTGCGGCCTGGATGAGGTTCAAGAGGGCATCTATAGACTTGCGAGGTGCACCGTCGTGCTCCGCGCGCACCATGGCAACCGTTGCGCGATCGACAAGAACCTTGAGGTCCTGATACTCATTTGGCTCGACCTCATCATCGCGACCATCCATGACCATTGCGATTTGCTTGTCTGCCAGGTCGAGCTGGGCCGTGTAGTCATTAAACATCTTACTAACATCTGGGAAGTCTAGTAGTTGAGCCACGGCGCGTTTGTCTTGGATAAATCCCTCGTTCGACAACTCCTTGACAGTAGCCAGACGACCGGCCGGTGTTGTGGGCAGAAGGTTGGTCGGAAACATCTTAAGCACATAGGCGTCTTCTTCCATTTGCACATCGGTCCACGTAAGCTTCTTGGCGTTTTCTTTTCCAACATACATAACCTCTACGCCGCCAATGGCCCTGGCTTCCTCAATGCACAGCTTGGCAACCTCAAGGAAAAGGTTTTCCCACTCGGCCCCCTGCGTCGCGAAGCGACGCGCTTCCATGTCATTAAGGGTGCGCAGTGCTATGCCAGACAGCTCGCTTGCCGAGCGCTGGCTGGTAGCAGACTGCTGACTAATACCAGCGTCTTCGTAGGCCAGTTCTCTCATTTTAAACGGATACTGATAAAGATCTGCTGCAACAGAGTTTGGCATCTGTATCTGAGGCGGTACGGCTCCGTCGTATTCTAGAATGGTTGCGTTCTCGTTTGTGAGCAGCTCCTCTTTGAGCTTGGCAGATCGAGGTGTTACTACGTACGTCACTGCGCACATGTGAAGAGATTGCGATACTCGATTGAGAAAGTGGTTGGCATCGCGCTGCTTGTCATACAGGCGCTCGGCTAAGCCCTGTCCAAAGAAGCCCATGGGGCGTCGGGCCCAGCGAATAACTGCAAAAGGAAAACACGGACGATTCCATGGCTCATCGTGCAAAACGGCCTTATTGATGCAGATCGTGTGTCGACCATCTTTTGCCCCTTGCCCGCTTGGCAGATGCCAGGCCTCAATCACCTCAACGAGCTCGTTGACAACAATCGTGGATGCGCCAGACGAAGCAGAGCTGTTGGTGATAACCGAAGCATAGATTTGATCCTTGAACTCTTCACCGTATGTATTGATCAGCACTTCTGCGCTGACATATTTTCGCTGCATAATCGTACGTGGCTCAGTAAACATTCCGGCCGTTTCGTCGATGATAATCTCCGATGGAAACACGCGTTCAACGCATATCTTCTTGCCCTCACTGAAAACCTTAACAAACCCAGTGCCAAAGATGGCTGCGTCGAGAAATGCCCTGGCTCCCTCTTTGAAAGCGACAGACTTATAGAACACGCCCTCGATGAATTTCTCCATCAACTTTGCGCGCTGCTTTTGGTTCCAGTCGCCGTCGTCGGTAAGCACCATGGGCAATGGCTTATTGATCGTGATCATGGCAACAGTGGTGTCGGCTGCGCTCTGGATGATGTTCATCGTCACCCTGTCGCCCGCGTCTCCAAACAACCCAGGGCCGTCACTGAAGCGATATCGAGAATCGTTCGGCGTCAGTCTTTCAACATCCGCGTTCATATATGCCGCAAGATATCTGCGGTAGGCGGCGTTCCTGTCCTCGGCTTGATCCTGGGTCTTGGAGATAAAGTCGTAGATAGCATCAGCTAAGCGTTCTTTTTCTACCTGCCACCATTGTTTTACAATCATAATTTCCTCTTGAGCGCAAGCTTCTGCCTTGCTTCTAGTGACTTGATTAATCTAGCCTCTTTGTCTTGCCAATATTCAGGAGTACCGGGCTTTGGCTTGTCGTCTGGGGGCTCAAAGCGGTAATGGTACGAGGCGTGATGTGCATACAGTGTAGCATCGCAGATATCGTTGGGCAATCCTGGATGCTCTATCCACGCACCGCTTGGCAGCTGCTTGGTCATCAGTTGCTTCATTTCTGTGACCAACTGACTATCCTCTGGCCTAAGCACCTTGATGTATCCATTTGTCAGATCGGTATTGAACGCGCGGATGCGGTCGTATTTGTTCTGCTTCTCTGCCTTCAAGATTGGTATGCCATATCGAACACTTAGCTCTTCGAGCGTACTAATCCTACTGGGATCGCCATAGATGATTACACCAGGATACCGGTCGATGTAGTCCTTGAGAGCTGCTGCGATAGCATCTGTCCACATTGATGGGCTTTTCCAGGCGTCAACAATAAAAAGATTGGGACTGCCACTGGAGTACGATGCGAGACAGAATGCCACTGAGTCTCGGAATCCAAAATCAACGCCAAGCACGTACTGGTCTCCAGGAGCTGGCTCCCACGAGCGAATGCCGTTCTTGACTTCGTCCCAGTGGTACACCATGTCACTGCGATTGTCTTCCACCCACTCGCCGAAATACTCCCTGCGAAACCATGGCTGGTTAACCACATCTGGATCTCCAGCCATGTGCTCTGCAAGCTTGGCTTCGTAATAAGACTTCATGTACGGGTTGTCGCTGGTTCCCCAGCGGTGCACATCCCACCCCTTGGCCTTGCCAGTGCCCTGAGTGATGTCATAGAACAGGCCGGTGTTAAACATGCCCGGCGTCCCAATGAGCACCAGTGTGCCCTGTCTGTCGATCAGTGTTGGTTCGATAATCTGGTAGCACAGCTGCTGAAGCAGCTCGTTGTCGAACTCTGCGGCCTCGTCAATGATCACAAGATCCCATGCCGCGCCGCGAAGGCGTCGGATCCAGTTCTTTTGATCGGCCCCATAGAGCTTAATCGTGCTGCCGTTCTTGCAGCACACTGTTAACTTACTGTCAAGGAAGTGCCAGTCAAGGCCGTAGTCTTCGTCGAGCCTGTTTAGGATGGGCCATGCGAGGTCTTCGGCCGAAGGCCGAGTAAGCGCGATGTAGGCACAGCGAGAGTTGGGCTTAGACTGCGCAACATGGGCTGCGTAACTAATGCACATAAACGTCTTTCCGGAGCGTCGCGATGTCTGCACGGCCTTGCGCGTGGCAGGACTCTGAACAACTGTTTTTTGTTGCTCAAATAGCCCGTCTAAAAGCTGGCTTCTGCGCTTAATCTCGCGGGCTATAATCTCTTTGATTTGCAGAGATTGTGCTTGCACGATTACCTAAATGTTTTTAGTGACTGCGTGGCGGATGGTGCCTGTTTGATAGCATCGGCTTTTGCCCCAGAATCTGTTTCGATCTTGTCCTCGTCGGCAACAACAGCCTGTTCGTTTGCGTACACTACGCGATATATGGAGTGGTATGGATAGAAGTTGTCCACGCCGTGTCGCTTAATGCGCCACCCGAACAACCCAGGGCGCTTTTCTATCTCTTCGGCAGAATCGCACAGCTCTGCGGTCATCGACTCCAGCCCGCCGCCGTCGGTCTTGATCTGTATTGATTTAACCATTTTACCATCGATGTCTCTAATGCGCTTGAATACCATGCTGGCTCCCCTTTTGCTGGCTTGTTAAAAACAGCACGGTTCCGTACGGATCGTGCCTGCCGTTAATCTTTGGTCCAAGAAACTTCATGCTTGGCGTTTGGTACGTGTACGACACTGATGATTTGCCGAGATATGGGAATTCGTTTTCCAGCAGAGCTCTGGCGATGCCGAAGTTTCTGAAGTCTGATCGCACATAGCAGAAATAAAGGTTCTGCTCAGGACCAATCCTTGAGGCAACTATCCACCCATATATATGGGTCGGGTCTTCTACGTTGCAAGCAATACGTGCGCCAAATAATCTTACCGCTGTTTCCATGATACCCATACGATGTATGCGCTTGAACTCTTCGCCATTAAGTGATATTTGAGGATATCGGCCGCGAACCTGGTTGCACCAATTGCTGAATATATACGGCAGGTCGTCTTCTGTGGCATCTCGTATAGCAAACACTGACCCGCGGCCAGAGTTTGAAACGATCAGTGTGTCGTTGTCCATGTTGCACTTCTGATTGTATCAGTGTGTTGACAGTTGTCTACATGTGTAGAGGACTGTCGTCAACACCTTTGCCACTTTTATATCTGTTGCGCTATAGCTTTTGCGAACTTACAATTGGCACTCGTGTTGCTTATATGAATTCCCATATGGAGGTTACAATGTTTATAGATGGACCAGATGGACTGATTCAGTGCGACCCAAAAGAGCTGCTAAGAGACACAATGCCAGCTATCGTGGATATGCCTGAAGACTGGGATAGTAGCAAGGCTTACGATGAATTTAACGACAATTCTCCCACCGTTCCGATTCATGCGCGCGATGAGGCTGAGGCGCACAGGATGGCCTGCCAGTATGAACTAGACAAGCTGTTGGGCAGGGTGAGCTCGTGAGAAGGGCGATTTTTGTATTACTATACATGGCTGCTATGGCTTCCGTTCGGTGCGGTGAAGAGTCTTGTGTTATAGGCGGAATGTGTCTTGCGCGAGAAACTATGGCGGCTATGCAGGACTATGAATCATGTATTAGGTTTGTGGCGCTTAAAGTGCGATATGGTAGTGATTTTGCAGATCAAATAGTGGACTACAAACCAAGGCTGTGCATCACGGAGCGTCCAGAGTGTCCAGACGACAACTGTTTTAACGGCTCCGGTAAGTGTATCAGAAGCACTGGGTGTTATGACGGTTATGTGATCAAGATCAGCGTTCTGCAATGGAGCGAGTGTAGGCGTGGTGATAATACTGATTTTTGTGGACCAGCTGGTCATCCAGCTCTTGCGGCACAGAACGACTGGCAGCTGACAATGGTGCACGAAATTATCCACCTGATTCTTGCCTGGAAAACTGGTGACGCAGACGGAGGACATAGGTCACCTGAGTGGGAAAACGAAAGCTCTTGGACAGACGAGTTCTTTGCCGGCAAAAGGGGTGTGCAGCTATGAAACGCAGAACAGGACCTAGTCTTGGCGTCTACTATCACAAGCGGGCTGACAAGTGGGAGGTGCGCATCACGGAGACTGACGGTAGGTGTAGGAGTATGTATGCGTCTGATAAAGCTCAGGCGGAGCTGATGCGAAGGGACATAGAAGAGGGGCTCAGAAAGAGCGAGCGTGAGGGCATCAAGCGCGCTGCAGTGGTTGACCTGGACGCCGTCCCTAAGCCCGATCTGGTAAAAATTCATGTAGCCAACAGAGAGAAATGGCTAGAACTGCTGGCAGAAGGAACTGCGCTGGTTAAGCACTCAATGGAGAGACTGGCCCAGGGCCTGGTGGACAGCGAAGAGGATAAACGCATCAGGCGCCTTCTGGAGGCTGGCAACACAATGGCGGCCATGGTAACCGCTGCCAACAAAACAATCTCCTCTGGGGGCCTTGGGAGCGGCGGGTCCGCGCTGCCAGACCTGAGCACGTTAAGCACCGAGGACCTAAAGATAACCCTTAACCAGATGAAGATAGAGACAAACAATGGAAACAGCGATAGTTGATTTTCTACAAACCGTCGGCATATTCGTGTGTATCATCTGGCTTATGATACTAAGCTATGGACATCACACAAATAGCGATTAAATCCCCTCCCCCCTAAGCTCAGCCAACGCCCACATCGCATTACATGTAATACTGCGTAAACAATTACGCACTGGAGTCAAATGACACCAGAATGTCACAGAATTGTCACCAAATTGTCACATTTCCACAAAAATCACGCGCGCAGATG